AACTTAATATGTTAAATTATTGTAAGCCAAATGAACTGTTCAAAGTGTTATATTATTATTATTTAACTCCAAAAGAATTGCTAATGCATAAACGACTAACGCGCAAATCTATTGAACTATTAATGAGTATGCTAAATAATAGTTATAAAAAAGCATTAATAGCACCCGGTGAAATGGTAGGAATGATTGCCGCGCAAAGTATTGGAGAACCAACGACACAGCTAACATTAAACACTTTCCATTTTGCGGGTGTTGCGTCAAAATCAAATGTTACTCGTGGTGTTCCACGAATTGAAGAAATCTTGTCTTTAAGTGATAATCCGAAAAGTTTGTCATGCTCTATTTATTTACATAAGCCAGATAGTTACGATCAAGTTAAAGTAAAAGAATATGTATCAAAACTAGAAAATACTAAATTACGGTCTATTGTGGAATCGGTTCAAATCTGTTTTGATCCAGATGATTTAAATACGTTAATTGGTGAAGATGTTGAATTAATGAAAGAATATAATGAATTTGAGAAATTGCTAGATGAATGTAATAGTAGTCACAATGACTCTAAAGAAAAATCAAAATGGATTATTCGTCTAGCTCTAAATAAAGTAGAAATGTTAGATAAAAACATTAGCATGGATGACGTTCATTATGCGCTAATGACTAGCTATAGCAATTTAACATGTATGTATAATGATTATAATTCGGATAAACTAATTTTTAGAATTCGCATTAACAAAAATTTACAAGCGCTAAAGAAAAAGAAGAATAAAAGTGTATTGGAGTCATTAGACCAAAGTGATGAAATCTATTTACTTAAAAATTTACAAAATGAATTGTTAGACAACCTTATTTTACGAGGAGTGAAAAATATTGAAAAAGTATTTTTACGCAAAATTAGCGATAATTTTGAAGAAGTAGACACTAAATATGTGAAAAAAGATTTATGGGTGTTAGATACATTAGGAACTAATTTACTAGATATATTAGCCCTCGATTTTGTAGATAAAACACGAACAACATGTAATCATATTATTGAAATTTACAACATATTTGGAATAGAAGCTGCTCGACAAAGCATATTTGATGAGTTTTCAGAAGTGATTGAATTTGATAGCACATATATTAACTATCATCATTTAACCATGTTAGCAGATAGAATGACATGTAACGATAAAATGGTATCAATTTTTAGACATGGCATTAATAATGATGATATTGGCGCAATTGCCAAAGCATCATTTGAAGAAACACCTGAAATGTTTTTAAAAGCCGCAAAACACGGTGAATTAGATAATATGAAAGGCGTTTCTGCCAATATTATGTGCGGACAAGAAGGATATTATGGAACAAGCTGTTTTAAAGTTTTGGTAAATAATGATGTATTAATGTCATTCCCACCAGAACCCACGGACACAGAAAATGGATTAGATGAAGAATTAGACCAAGATGAATTATTAAACAAATTAAAAGAAGACTCTAATGATGAATGTAATAAAAATAATTTACTAATCGAGTCATCAATTTCTAGTATTAAACCAGTCATTATGGGAACAAGTGAAGACTACGAATTAGACTTTTAAACTATAAAAAAAATAATTTATAAAGTAATTATTATAAATTATTTGTCAGGTATCACTTTTATTAGCATAACGCATATACTTTTTTAATATTTTTGTTTGTTATGTTATAATTTATTTTTTGTATGGTTCACATTTTTTTGTTACTTTGTTACGCCGTTTTCCATTAGGACAACGTTTATATTTTTTTGTTTTATTTGGAACGGCAATATCTAGTTGTTCTTCTGCTTTTTCTGCTTCTTCTGCTTTTTCTTCTCTCAATGGCTCTTCTGCTTCTATTGCTTCTTGTGGTGGTTCTGCTTCTATTGCTTTTTCTTCTTCTGCTTCTATTGCTTCTTCTGCTGGTTCTTCTTGTGGTGATTCTTGTGGTGATTCTTCTTCAATTGCTTCTACTTCTTCTTCTATTATTGGTTCTTCTGCGTTTGCCTTAGCAATACTTTTCTTTAATTTTTTTTGTTTATATACCGTATTGGTTGCTTTTATTATATTATAATTATTTATAAAATCTGCCAATACGTCAGTATAAAATTGTAAATGTTTTTTCAAATTGCTATATAATTTATAACTTTGCGAATCTTGTAAATCAGTGCTTATGTTAAAAATAAAAGACTGATTATTAAACATTAGCTTATAGTTATGTTTTTTGTCGCGTGAATACACACTTGGAACTTTTAAAAAATAATAATCATCATTTAATTTATTAATATTACATATTATATACTTTATTTCTGTGCTATTGGTAATAGATATATCAATAGCTGTATTACATAAAAATATTATTGGTAAATCATATTCTTTAGATAATAAATATATATCTATAAAAGTTACATAATATTCATCACTAGTTATGTAATCCTCCATTTTGATTTGACCATCTATAACTTTTTGCATGTTATTTTTTTTATTATTTTTCAATAATATATAATATAATGTTTCAATATTTGGGTGTTTAGTATATAATTGTATTAATTTATTTTTTAAATCAAGTATTAGTAAACTATCATTTTTTGTGTGATATTTTATTAGCATTAAAATTATTTGAAAAGAACAAACATTATTAGTTATGTCAAACATTAATTGATAAACCATTGTCTTAAAATTAGTATGAATGCCTTCTGCTATTACATTTTTACTTATAACACAATTATGTGTTTTGTCAATATATTTATCTAATAATTGAATAGATGCATTAGTTTCGTGGTCTTCGTCTACATATTCAACATATGTTTTATCATATTGTTTTCGTTTTTTTTCTTCGTTCATCACGCCTTCTTCGCCTTCGCCTTCTTCGCCTGCTTCGCCTTTGCCTTCTTTGTTCTCAATTTTTTCTGATATTAATTCGGACTGTGTTTTAGGAGTTTGTAAAATAGTTAGTATGTCTTTTTGTGTATTACCTTTTGGAATAGGAACAATTGTTAATTTTTTAAGAGTGTTTAATTTTTTACTATTATAATAACCCAAAGTATCAAATGTTTCATTAAAATTGCTAGTTCTATTTGTTATAACATTAGTAAAATAATCTAATGTTAATGATGATTGAAATAATAAAAGTTCATTGTCTAAAATATTGTAGTTTGTAGAACCGTAACTAAAGGTTTGATTGTCTTGAAAAATAAATTTTTTGAATTTATTATATCTCACAAATTCATCAGCTAATCGCGTATAATATAATATTTCATTTGACTCGTTATTTATTAGATTAGTAATCGGAATAATTAAAGAGCAAACATCATTAGTTTTCATACAATAATTTGTATTACATTCTTCATCGTTTAAACACAAAGATAATTCTTTAATTGAGTTAAGTATTTTAGAATCATAATTAGCAAAAATAATATATTGAGAACCAACTTCTTTTAATATATTGTAAATTTGTTCTATTTTATCCAAAAATACCAACGAATTTGTATTAATTATTTTTCTTAATACATTTTTATATATACTATGTTTGTTCATGTTTAACACTTTTTTAAATGTATTTTTGAAATTATTGTAAAATAGTGTTTCTAATTTAATATTATTAACAGCATTAATACGATCATTATCTTGTGTGTTAGAAGTTACTATTTGTTTATCCACAAATAAATAGTCTTTATTTTGTATTACTTCTAATTCATCATCATTATTAATTTCTGGATATGAAATCAGGACAAATTGATTGCCTAATGTTAATATTCCCACAATAGAGTTAGCATCTTCTATTTTATACAATGGCTTACATATAATTTCTTGTTTACTTAAGTTATATATTTTTTCTAATAATTGTTTAGTATTATTATAGTCATTATAGTCATCTTCAGTAAGATCATCTATTAGCTTATATGGAATATCTGGATATTCAGATGAAATAGCCGATGGATAACAAGGAATAAAGCCGTGTTCTCTCAACTCCTTAGTTTCACTTTCACTTTCATTTTCTTTATCTTTGTCTTTTTCACTTGAACTATTAGCATCAACTATTAATAGTCCAATAACTTTATTTGAATAGTCAACCACTTGATATGTTATTTCATATTTTAATTTTAAAAGAATAGTAATTATTCTGGTTACGCTTATATTTGGTTTAAAATTGTATGAACTACTAACACTCTTATCTATTGTGCTATTACATTTATTGATTGCATTTTTAATATTATACAAAATTATTGTGAAATTTTTGAAAAATGGATCTTTATTTATAAAGCTAAAAAATTTTGTAATAGAATAACTAACATTATCATTTATTAAATAAATAGGCTCGTAATTTTCATCATTTTTAATCAACAATAAGATTTGTTTTTTAATATCTAAAAACTCAGTGCTATAAGTTTGTTTAGGACATAATACTTTAACATTGTCTGTAATATCTTCATTTGTTATATCTAAAATAATTAAGTTTATTCCATTTGGAAAAAGCAGTGGATTACTTTTACATATAATATCCCATAAGTATGTGTAATTTATTAAATTAGAACTGTTTAAATAGTCTTTAAAGTTGGTAAAACTATTTATTATTTTTTTAAATAATATTATGCTAGATGGAGTACTAGAAAATTTGCTATATAAATTAGAAGACTTATAACTTTCTATGTCTATATTATCTATTAACTCGTTAAAATTCTTAGATCTAAATATATGTGGTAAATTTCCATTATTATATTTAATAAAGTCATCAATAGTAAATGCGTTTGTTATTATTGTTTTCATTTCATTAATACTAATTGTTTTCGTATTATTATGAACTAATGTGCCATAAAGATCAGCAATACAAGCAATAAAAGATTGATTTTTGCTAGTTTCAACACCATAGCGTAAAAAACACTGATAATTCTTTTTAAGCGTGTTTGGTGTTTTTTTGGTTACACATTTTTCATTATCAACTTGTAAAAATTTTTGTATTTTAATAGGAAGAAATCCTAGCTTATTTTTTTCTAATGTTTTATCTGGACCTAAAATATAATTTAAATATAATTTGTCATCACTATTAGCAGCTTGAGTGCTTACATCTAAACACTTATTACGTCTTTTTACTTGTTCTTTAGTTTTTGATATATTATTATTAAAACAGCACGGAAGACAAAAGCCATTTCTATTATGTTTATCTTTTAAAAACCCAGGAACATGTTCTACATACTTACCTTTTTCATCAATGTGATGTTTAGCATCAGTAAATTCCATTATTGTTCCATCATAAGTACCGTCTTTATTTTTTTTTGTAATAAGTGTTCCATAATCTCCACTGTGTACTTCTTTTTGTGTTAAACTAGTGTTTTCTTTTAAACTCCAATACCGCGGACATATATAATGATATTTTTTAGATTGTGTTCCATATTCAAAACTTTCAGTATAAGAACCTGGATGATTTGCGTCTATATATTCTTTTTCTTCTTGTGTCAATATAACTGGCTGTTTTTTTACATTCCAATTACATAATCTAGAATATTCTTCAAATAATGAATTTTTTTCAGTAGCAAATAGTTTAGGTTCTCTATTAATTAATCGTTTTAAAATAGGATTGCTTTTTTCTGATTTTTCTTTTACTTTAGTGTCGTCTACTTTAAGATTCATTTTTTTAGAGTCGCTAGTTGTAGTTTTTAGTTCAGTTTTTACTTTATCTTCGTTTAAGTCTTCTTTATCTTTATTTAAGGTCACGTCTTCTTCATCGTCATCATCTTCGTCGTCTTCGTCGTCTTCGTCGTCTTCGTCGTCTTCATCGTCTTCTTCATCTTCATCGTCTTCTTCATCTTCATTAATAGTACTAATTTTTTTGTCCTGTGTTTTTGTTGTTTTTTCAATTGGTTTTTGTTGTTGTTTTTGTATATATTTACTATCTTCTCTGCTATCTTCGTTTTCTTCGTTTTCTCCGTCTTCGCTTTCACTTTCATCTTCGTTTTCATCTTCTTCTTCTTCATCGTCATAAGTTAAAAGTCCAAAAATATTATTGTCATCTTCAAACATAGTAGTTTCATCATTTTCTAATAATGCGTTCATTTTTCTATTTATTATTTCACTAGTTTCAACCTCTTTAAAATTGGTCTCTTCTAATGTTTCATCAAGATTTATAGCCCCTGTTAATTCACGCACATTTTTTTCTTGTTCTTCATTTATCAAATTATATATTATTTTAACTAGTGAATCTAAATAAATAGGAATATGATCTAAATAATAAATAGCGTCAATATTTTCTACACTAATAGAGAGATTTGAAGCGCCAATCTTTTTAAATACCGTTTTAAATCCGGGGTTATTCTTTATTACTAGTTTTTTAGAATTAAATGTGGAAGTTAATAATTTTAGTGAATTATAAACACTCACAAGCTTTAACTTAGCATTTTCAATTGTTAATTTAAAGTTCTCTTGTAATTTTGCTAAAATAACACCATCACTATATTCTTGTTTAATCAATTCTAATACAAATGCTTCTTCCGAATCCATTACATTAAAATTCGATACATGTTTATAACGCATTGTTATTTCATTGCTCTTCCGATTTAATATATTAAACAATAAGTATATTGAGTTACCAATAGGTTCAATAGTTAGTTCCCCTTTTATGTTTATAGCACAAGCATAATTGAGAGAATTTATTTGAATATTACTTGCTTTTAAATTACTAAATAAATCAATAGTAGTGCTTACTACTAAATTTTTTATGAATTTAATAATTGGATTTACACCATTAAGTATTAAATTATTTATTAGCTCAAGACTAGTTATTTGTTTTAATCCCAAATTAATATTTATTAATCCAGACTCATATAATACTATATAAAACTCATCTACATTTTTTATAAAGTCTTCTTCTGTTGAAGAGAGATAAAAACTAATGGTGTTGGTTTTTCCTAAAGACCTAGCATACTTTAATATTAATGTTTTACTTAATAAAGGATATTTATTAGTTTTACTAGTGCTAGAACAAAATATTCTATATATATTTTCTAGCTTTTTACCAGGATTATATTTGATTAAAGGATAGTTTAGTGAACTATGAAACAACTTAAATATTGTTTCCAATGAAATATTTGAATCAAATTTATTATTTATGTTTAAATTAATATAATTTACACCCTTAGTACTATAATTTAGCTCTTCTGATACATTATTAATTGAATTTAATAAATATATTAATTTGTTTTTGTTATCTAAATTAATATTACTTAATATAGCATTTGTTTCTTTTATTAGATTTATTTTTTGTGAATAAAAGTTCGCATTATTAAGTATATTGTTTTTATATAAAAATACATAATACAACTTTATTATTGATTCTTCTTCTATAGTAGATTTTTTAAGCTTGAAAAAATCACTTGCTAAACATATGTTGAGACTATTATTATATATATTATATTCAAATAATAAATTGGAATTATTTGTACTAATATTGTCACTTAATTGAGTTGATGTGCTAAGATTAATATAATAATAGGGATTAACTATATAGTCTAGCTTTTTATTTAATACGCTTTGTCCTAATGCTATATATTCTTTGAATGTTGTTAACGTGATTTTAGTCAAATCGTCATAACTATATGTTTCTTTTATTGTATCATATGTTGTGTTAGACTGTAAGCTAGTCAATATACTTTCTTTTTCATAAATATTTGCCAAATATTTAATAATATTTGAATGTGTTAACTCTATTTTGTTATTATTGGTTAATGTATTAAATAAGTCTTGGCTATTGTATATGTGTTCTACTAACCCATACATATATAGTTCTTCAAAGCAAATTTTTTCATCTTCATTTACAATAGAATTATAATGAGCTATGAATTTTAATTTTATAGTTTCAATAGAGTCATCATAATTTATAACATCATTTACAAAAATAATTGTTCCATTTGTTGTTTCCATAATGTTTAAATCATAAGTATTTAAATCCTCGCTAAAATGCTCTTTATATACACTACTTTTACTAAATGTGCTATAAGTGTTAAAATTTTTGTTTAGTTCTTCAATACTTGGAAGACTTGATGCGACTGCTTCAAGTGATCCATATTTATTTTTAATAAATAAATATAATTTACTGTAAGTGTTGTTATTATTTATATAAATTTTAAATATATTTGACATTTATATAAATAGTAGACTATTATTTTATATATATATATGATTATAAATATTATTGTCGCATATTGTAATAATAATGGAATTGGTAAAGACAATAGTTTAGTTTGGAATATTAAGAGCGATATGGCTAAATTCAAACAATTAACTAGTGGCACCGGTAATAATGCCATTATTATGGGAAAAAACACATTTGTAAGTTTAAATAATGAATATGGATTAGCAAATCGAGATAACTTAATTTTATCTAAATCACTTAAAATAGCTAAATATATTGGCAAAAATTTAGTACAAAGTTTTGAAAGCGTTCAATCTCTCGAAGAGTTTGTGAAAACACAAAATTATGACACAATTTGGGTAATTGGTGGAGAGCAAATTTATAGATTATTTTTAGATAATTATAAAAAAGACGATACCAGTATTTTTAATATTTCAAAAATTTATATAACATATATAAATAAAGACTACGAATGCACGTCATTTTTTCCAGATCTAACACAATATACAAGTAAATATAACTTACTTTTTTACAGTAAAAAAGTACACGGGAATGCATACGCTAATAATAGTTCTAACGATCCAACTATTTCTAATAGTTATACTATATATGATATAATATATGTTTTTGTATAATCTTAATTTTAATTTTTTGTTTTAATTTTTAGTTTTAATTTTTAGTTTTAATTTTTAGTTTTAATTTTTAACCTTTAAATGTCATAATATGGGTTGTCGCTAATATTCATACCACAATAGCGTGCTGGATTTTTTTTATAATCAATTGGATTATAAATATTTATTTCTTTTGCTTCAGTAATAATAAATTTAAAATTTTCCCAAAATTCATCATTATGTCCTATAGACTTTGTAGCAATATGACTTACTTCATGTAGCGCAACATACATTAACGTATTAATATCTATTAAACGACCTTGACTATTTTTTTCTGTATCTAAACAAAAGGCTAATTTCTCTCCTTTATTTTCGCTATATGCTGTAAATTCGCTTGTTGGTAATGTTTCATATATTTTTTGTGGATTATAACCTTTAATTAAGCGTTTTACATTACCCTGATTTGGATATTTTTTTGCTAAATGATTTACTAATTTATTTAAATTAATATTTACTTGAGCCAATTTATTTGCTGATAATTGAATTTTATTTCTATCACGAACACAATATGTGGTGCCATTTATATCTGAAATAATACATCTTAAATTAAACGAATCACTATTTATATACAATTTAATAGCAATAATTATTATAAATGTTAGTAACAATAAATTAAGTATATTATTGCTAAATAATGAACTCATTTATATTTATATAAAATTTTATAATAAAAAATATTAATATAAAATTTTATCTTATTTATGTTACTTTATCTTACTTTATCTTACTTTATCTTACTTTATCTTAATTAACAATATTAAAATGTCTTAGCATTTACATACTGGATCCTATTTCTAATGGTCTTCTAAAGGTATCTGTTTCAATTGTAGAAATATTCCAAGGGCAATTTGTATTTGTTCTTGGATTTGCTGGTTCTGATCTAATTTGTAAATTTGAATTTCTTAGACTTGAACCTTGTGTATTGATTCCAACTAATTGTGTGGGATTTAATAAGTTAATATTTCTTAAATCAGAACTGCTTACTGGATTTAGATTGGACCAGTCGTTTGCTGAACTATTTGGTAATAAATCCGCGGGGTTGGACACAGCTTTTGTTGAAATTAATTGGTTAATAGCGCTAGCACTATCTGCCGATGTAGCTATTTGTGAATTTGAATTACCATTATATGGCGCATAAGTAGAATTGCTGTTTGTAATTGACTGCGAAGATACATTTTCAATTGATGGGTTAGATGAATATGAAGAAGGATTTAATGATGTCATAGGTGACTGTAATATATTTTTACCCTCTGAATATTTATAAAAAGCATATACAACAAACAATAAAGCAATAACTCCTAAAACATGTTCGTTCTTAATTCCTTTGCTTATTTTATTTAAAACTGTCATTTTATATAAAATAAACAATAAAAAATTTTCAATAATAATTAATTAATATAATTAATTATATTGCTAATAATTACTAAAAATTACTAATAATTACTAATAATTACTAATTAACGCTAATTTACACTAATTAACGTTAATTAACACTAATTATTGCTAATTATTACTAATTATTACTAATTTATTGGCAATAATTAGTAATTATTAGTAATCACTTTATAATTTACTTTCTTCATCACTAGATGAACCATCAAGTGTATTTAAATTATACTTAACTTTTATATTTTTTGCTTCTAAAAATGCTTGAATAGCATTTTGTCTTATTTCTTTTGCTTTTTGTTTTGCTTTTTTATATATTTCTAAATATATACTATCGTGTGTTTTAAGTTCAATTGGTTCATTGTTTACAATAATATTATCTAAATCACATATTTCAATAACATGATTATTTTCTAAAGCATTGGAATTACTATTTAATACATTGCTAGCTTCTGAAATTACTCTAAATGAATCTTCATTATTAGTTAATTTAACTTCTTCTTTAACAATTGAAGAACATGCTTCTTCTTTAACAATTGAAGAACATGCGTCTTCTTTAACAATTGAAGAACATGTTTCTTCTTTAACAATTGAAGAATTTACGTCTTCTTTAACAATTGAAGAACTAATGTCTTGTGCACTTATACAAGAAACATTAGTAATATTAGTAAGATATTGAGATTCGATGTTAATTTCATCATCTTCACTAGTATCATCTTCATCATTTACAGAGCTTGTGTCATCATAAATAACTTTATTATTTTTTAAGTCATTTACTTTTTTTAAGTCATTTACATTAATTTTTTTATTTTCTACACTGTTAATAGGTTTATTTAATTTAATTAATATCTGATTTTCAAAACTATCGCAAGGATATAATATCATAAATTGGACCAATATTATATCAATAATAAAAGAAGACTTTGAAAACTTAATCCCGTTTATATTTATTAATGGTACAATATCATTAACTTTATCATATTCTTCTAAAGTTATTTTTTTTTCATTTTCATCATATATAATAATTTTATCTTGCTTAATTGATGTTTTTATCAAGAATTTTTTACCAGACTTATATGACCTCATAATTGGAACAACATATTCTTGAATATCATCATCGGAAATGCTTTTAGAATCATAAAACCACAATTCTTTATTTGCACATATTTCTTTAACACAATGACTTTCTAGATTTTCAAAAAATTCTATTACTTCTTTATTATTGCTCATAAATTCTAAATCACAAAAACATTTATTATTAGTATTTACAATACCTTGTTTTGTATTACATTTAGGTAGTTGAATATATAGATTATTTTTTGTAGGATTATTTATTTTACTATAATAATTATTACCACTTATTAGAGAAGGATTTTCTAACCTTACTAAATTAAAATCAAAATCAGATGTAAGTTCATATATTTTGTTATTCATTTAATTAATTTAAGATAATAAAAATGTAATTAAATTTGTGCGCATTACTATTTAAATATTTAAATAGTAATATTTTAAATACTAATATTTTTAATATTATGTTGAAAAATGCGCTAGCCAATCAATGTATTAACTTTCTAAAAACAGAAGAATCCAAAAAAGAATTAAAAGAAATATTCTCTCCTGTTTTAGAATATTTTTTGAAAGAAATAAATATATATTTGTATTTTTTTATATTTTTCATATTTACCAGCTTTATTTTACATTTAGGAGTTTTACTTTTATTAATTCGTTATAATATTAAATTAAATAAACATAGTATTAGAACAATTGAGTAATTTTAATTATTTTAATTATTTTAATTATTTTAATTATTTTAATTATTTTTATATATATTATTTATATAAACATAATGAGAGAAAGAAGCAAAAGAAGAAAGAGTAGAAGAAGTGCCAATGGGGGGTCATCATTGTTTGATTTACTAGTTCCTGCCGGATTATTTGCTGCTACAGACTTTATGAAAAAAAGAAGTAACAAACATGTTCGTTCTAGAAGCTACCTTACACAAAATAGTAATAGAAAATCAAGAAAACGTAGATACTAATTTTTGAACTTTTTGAGTGTTTGACTATTTAACTAATTAGCTAACTAATTAGTTAATTTCCACACATTCCATTTTCTCAATTAACAATTCGTATAAAATAGTTTTAGCACAATTAATATAATTAATTGGTATACTATTTTGATAATAATTAATTGCTTTTACTAAATTGTCTACATTTCCATTATCTATTGCGTTGTCAATAATAATAATAAACTCGTCAATAGTTTGTATGCTCATAATATATTAGTACTATATTACTAAAGTTATAATAAATCAATTTTTTAGAAGCAAAGTATTAATAAAACAACTTAAAGACACAAACAAAGTAATTTAGTAATGAGTATTGAAGACAAAATTAAAAGGTGGGTGGTCTTGGATAATCAAGCTAAACAATTAATAAGTCAAATACAACTATTAAAAGATGAAAAAGAGGAGTTAACAAATCATTTAATACAGCATTTTGATAATGCTAATAAAAAATATCCTATTATTAACATAAGTGATGGGAAACTTAGTTTTATACAAGTAAAACAACCAAATGGACTAAGTTATAAATTTTTAGAGCAATGTTTTATTGAATATTTTAGTAGAACTAACAATGGCACAAATGCTAATGGCACAAATGCTAATGGCACAAATGCTAATGGCACAAATGCTAATGGCACAAATGCTAATGGCACAAATGTTAATACAAATGTTAAATCACTATTAGACTTTATTAAATCAAACAGAACATATAATATTAATAAAACAATTAAACGAGTTTATAATTGAAGTAATTTAATATAACTCTATTATATAAATGTATAGCGCTATAAATGATTTATATAAAAATATAAATGATTTAGATAAATCAAATAGTTTACTAAAGAACTTGTATATGTTACCAGGATTTAATATAACAGAAACCAATAATAGTGATACAAATTGTGTTAGTTCAACTGATTCATCAAAAGACAATCCAGTAATGAAAGATTCAATGTTTATGAAACTACTAGGATTTTTTGACAATACAAAACCCAATCAAACACAAAAAGTAAAACCTAAGCTTAAGCTGTCTAAAAAACAAGACAAAACATTTACACGAAAACAAACACAAACACAATCTCACTCACAAAAACAAAAACAAAAACAAAAACTCAAAACAGAATCTTAATAGTGCATATTCCGTTTTTTGGTGTAACGTTTTGCTTTTTTCTTATAATGCTTTGTTTTTCTTTTATTGCATCTTCTATATTTTTTAGTGTTTGTTCCGCCACCAGAAGAAATACTAGAATAAGTTCTAGGGTTATTCTTGTTTCTCCGCTTCCTTCGCCGATGTCTTGGTTGATCTTGAGCCCTCGCTGGATTATCATCCCGTGTCAACATATTGTCTTTCCTACTCGTCGCCTTTGCTGCCGCCCGAGGTGACGCGGGAGGCAACACTGCCGCTATCGACTGGCCCATCTTCACCGCCATCTCCTCCGCCCGAGCCCTCACCGCCTCCACCGCCGCCAACACTTCCGCAGCCGCTGTCGCAGCCGCTGTCGCAATCTGATCCAATCTCTTTAGCTCCGCCGCCGCCGCCTCCGCCTCCGCCGCCGCCGCCTTCGCTGTTTTTAATGCCTCATCCGCCTCCGCCACCGCCGCATCATACACATCACGCGCCGCCACCGGGACCATCCCACCCACCTCCCTCGCCGACTCCGCCTGATCCGCCGCCGCCGTCGCCGCCTCAGCAGCAGCAGTCACCACCTCCATCGCTACGAGTGACTCGATCACCTGTATTATATGATTTCGCTTTGCTTTTACAAGCGCTGCTTGTGTGTTCGTTTGTGTTTCCTTTGCATATGTAATAACCGGTTTGCTATCTACATTTATAACCAATTTATTTAGTTTAGTATAAGACTCAACTACTGCTCCCGCCTCATCCTTTAACTTGAAGATCCTATTCTTCGCCAAACTTTTATAATAGTCAATGGTATAATCTTGTTGTAAGTCCGGCATATTAATATGTTATAATATAATATTTGCAATATTAAAAATAATACTAAACAGACACTTTAAACCAATTATTATTATTAAATGGAGTTATTAAAATATTGCTTATTCTATCTTTCCAATATTTAACACGTTGTTCAAATAATAATTCTTTATTGGTTTTTGGATATAGATCTTTATCTATATATTGTTTTTCTAATTCACTTTGTTTGGGTTTTACTCCATAACAATTTGACCCTAAACGTGTATGAGGATTAGGAACATATCCACCATTTATTCCTGGTAATCCACAATCATATTCATGACCTTCTTTTCCTTGTAATACACGCCAATCACTTTGGCTTGTTGGATATAAACCAAGTTGATCTTTAGTCCATCCATAGCTACACCAGCTTGCGCCCTTAGTTTGTGATTCTCTTAACTGATCGTATGTTGCCATTTCACCCTCAAAAGCATTACATACAGCTTTAGCATCATGATATGTAAATCTATTACCTGGGACATGATATACCTCACTAAAATTCATACATATATCTGGACCGCTAATTGTAGACTTTACTCTAATTTCGGGCTCCACTGAAAACATATTTTTAATTTCTGTTACAACATTAATATTAAAAAAATAGGCCAATCCATTTACAAAGATTAATAATATAAACATTCCCCATAACAGTGCTTCTAAAATAAAATATGAACCAGAAGGTTCATAGTCATAGTCATAATCATCATCACTGGTCAAAGATTTTCCTAAAAAACTAAATAAGATGTAATACACTATTATAATTATTATTAACACCACTAATACAAAAGGATTAGTGCCTAAATTATTTAAATTATTATAAAAATCTTCAGTCACATTATTAAATAATGTCATAATATTATATATAAATAATATATAATATTATTGATTACACAAAATATTAAAACTTATTAAAACTTATTAAAACTTATTAAAACTTATTAAAACTTATTAAAACTTATTAAATAATGCCAACACCATTATACTTTTCTATAACAATAACAATAAGCTTTTGCGCTAATTAATGATGCTTCACTAATTTCGGTTACAGTCGTATCATTATAACTATACCATTTTTGATTTGCGTTTTTAACATATGAAGTATAATGCCCCCCTTGAACGCCTCCACTATGATTACATATTCCAAACAATTCATATATACAATTTGTCTTATTATATCCTAATTCATAATTGCCAAAATCAAGACCACATAGTGGGGTTTCTATAATATTATTTAATTTACGATTATTATTATCAAATCGTTTAAAATCAACTATCAATATAGTTGGTAAACTCCAAAATTTAATACATTTTTTTACAGATTCTTTCTTATGTGTAGCTTCATTAAACCACGCATTCTCATTTTCCAATACTTCATCACTTGTATACAAATCAAAACAATCATAAATAGTATATGTTTTAGAATTATTAACATCGCGTGGTATAGGTAGATTTATTACACTAAAACTCTCTGGTGTAATGCTATAAATTTTATTTTCCTTAGTATTTGAAATAATTAATGATACATGTATTCCAAAAAATAATTGTAATAATTCTGAATAGCTATTTGAATAGTTATTTTTTATCATAACATAACATTTTTTTGCTATTTCATCTATATTATTTTTTGACGTTCCAACTATATTAATATCTACTTTACGCTCAATACCTTCATGAAAACAGTCAAATAAAAAAATTAAAAACTCAGGTAAATCATTTTGAGCATATCCTGTAAATAGTTCTCTATTTTTTACTTGTGCCATATGTTGAATTGCTCTTATAAATCTATTTGGACTAATAACACAGTTACTAGCCCACATTAAGTCTTTTAGCTGCTTCCACTCATAAAGTAATAATGATCTTTCATCATTATTTATATTAATATTTTCAAGAATTTCATTAAATTCATAACAATGTGATAATATTTGCATACATGCATTAATATAACATGTATTTCCTAAATTACATAATCCAGTTAACCCTTTATTATTATATTTACTAAGTAAGCCATTTGAAGATATTACTTTATAATTAATAGTAGATATCATTATGTAGTTATAAATATATAAATATATACTTGTATATTTATATATATTTAAATAATTAATTAAATAGTTAACTATAATATTAACTATATTGTAGCTATGAATCCTAATTATAATCCCAATTACAATCCTAGTAACTTTGAATTAACTATGTTAACTAATTCAATGGTTTATTTAAATAATTATATAAGAACAGTTAATTCCAGTATTGAATATTTAAATAATGCTAGTGCAAATATAAGACACATGCAAGAAACTATGTATTATCATTATCACGCTAATAATTATCAAGTAATGGTAAATAATACAGAATTATTTGCCAGAGCTAATAATGGACTAGCAAATAGCGTAGCAAATAGCGTAGCAAATAGCGTAGCAAATAGCGTAGCAAATAGCGTAGCAAATAATATTAATATAATTGAAGATTTAAATTTAGAATACTTTGAAGAATTGTCACTGCGTAATTTACAAACAATTATTACCAATAATGTAACAGAATGTAGTTTTTGCTCATTGTGTGAACCATTAAATGAGTCTTGTTCTATAACGCATGAAGATTTTTTACCACAACATAGAGTAACAAAAATTAATGGATGTGGACATATATTCAATTCAAAGGCTATTAATGAGTGGTTACTTACACATCAATCATGCCCTAATTGTCGATATAATATATTGTCTGATTCCAATATTATTTCTTATAGTGTTCAAGAGTCTGATAGTACATTTTATTTTAATATTGAAGACCTTATAAAGTTTTTTCGCTTTATAAATCAATCGTCTTAAGTAAAATAATATAGTTAATGCGTTTAGCTAACAATTTATTATTTTCTAATGCTATTTGTTTTAGTAGTTTACTCTTTTTTTTATTATACTTTGCTAGTTTTTCTTTTGAGTCACTATAAATAGTTGGTTGTGTTTTTAGTAATTCTTTAAATTGTAAAATTTCATCACATTCATTCTTATATAACTCTTCAAGTTTGGCAATTTTATCAAATTTTTTTCGTAAGTCAATACATAACTTATGTGAATCATTTTTTTTTGAATAAGCAATTTTATGTAATCGTATTAAATAATTCTTATCATTATTACATGCTTTACAATAACTTGACTCAGACTTCTTTTGTAAATTATATAATTTACAAATATGTGGATTATTAGCATTAGCATAACTAAATAATAAATAACAATTGTTATTTTTTTCAGATAAAATAGTAGGGCTCCTAGAGGTTATATTAGTGTTTTTGCCATTATTATTATTTTCTCTCAAATGTAATTGTAAAATTTCAATAGCTTTTAATAGGCTATTCATTTATAGTAGACCAAATAGCAATAATATAATTAATTATCAATTTTTATATACTAATTAATTATACTAAACACAAATAAACTACATTTTCCTTCGTAATAATGCACCAAAAGGGCTCCAATAGGGTAATATAATTGATTTTTGATTTAGTATTGATATTAGTTTTTTTGGTAAATATTTTTTATCTATTACTACTTCAAATGTATAATCTTTAAACCATGACTCAGACATATAATAATTTCCATCATAGTCCACAGCATCATCTTTTTCAAACATTTTATCTCCCCATGAATTTTCAACAAGAAAGCCATTAGTTTTCGAGTTATTTAAGTTATAACCTTTTATTACCATCGCATGGACAGGAGCTGTTTGTCTATAATTTAATGAATCACATTTAGCCATTGCATTATTAAATCCAAAAATTGAATCATAGTCAAAAGCTTCTTTATCCATAAAACTATGTTTATGTGAAATATACTTGTCAATATCAAGACCGATCCATACCGCTTCCTGATTATCTATAGATTTTTTTGTAGCATCAATTAAATAGTCAATTGGAACATTTATTAGACCCCGTCTTTTCTCTCCTAAAACATCGAATGACAATTGCACGTCATATTGTTTAAAAAAAGGCGCTTCTTTACACGGATAATTTATTAGACATACTTTATTTTTCGCATTATATGGAACATATTTTTTATAAAAGTCTAGTGGACTAACATTTTTAATTATTTTAGCTTTCTTTGATTCTTTTGATTCTTCGTAATATTCCCAGGTTATTTTAGTTGGTGGTTCTCCTAAAAACACAACCAAAATTTTATAGCATTCTAATAACATAGAGTTTAATAATGCATTTTTATTTTTTATAAGTTCATTTTTGGGTGTAGTTTTGATTTTATGAGCACATTTGCGTATAAAGTCATTATAAAAATTTCTAAGTTCATCCGAATTAGTGCTATGAAAATTATCATCCATATTTGTTTTAGGAACAATACCATATTTTTCAATTAAATTAACAAATACATTCCAACGACCACCATCATCAGTTAAATTGTCTAATATATGTATCAATTTAACTACTTTATCATTAGATTGAATAGTTTGTACACTTACATCATAAGTATCAATTATATAAGTAAGATAATAATTCGCTTTTTCTAATTTGTCAAAAAAAAACAAATAATTTTGTGAAAACTCAAAATCTGGAGCCAACTTGTATTTTTTAATCATTTTATAGCGAATGATATTTAAAAAGGCAAATATCCAACAACGACCACTTTGTTTTTGGTCGCTAATTTTTGACTGGACATCAATTAAATTTGTATAAGTTTTTTTCTTATCTTGAATATAATCACTTTTTAATAACACATTTTTAAAGTTGGTCTTTGTATTAAAATTTTTTAATATTTTATTTGTTTTATTTTTATTAAATTTTTGTGAAAACTTTGAAATTAACTTATATGTTAATTTATTAACCATATACTATTATTATATATAATAATATATAATATATTACTAGATTACATATATTATTTACATTCTTTTAAATAGCTATCAAATAATAGGCTTTTAATTTCTTTACATTTTAGTTCTTCTAGTTTTTTCTCAAATTTTTCTTGTTCAGGCCATTTAGTTCGTAATTTGTCTATTTCATTATACCACGATTGTAGTGTAATGCCGCGTTTTTTTTTAAATTCGCTCATATTTTCTAAATTTAACGCATAAAGTTGTAATAATGGTTTCATAATCTGATTACTAATATAATGAGCATAATCCAATTTCAAGTTATTTTGAATAATAAAATCAGGTGTCTCTATTTTTTCGCCTTGAAGTGCTTTTTTATTAGCATTTACAATATATGCATAATACATTCTATCACCTGAACTTGGTTTATTACCAATGTCTCGCTGACCGATTCGCTCAGCCAATACTTTATGTGCTATTTGATTGGGATTTTTATAATAGCTTCGTAAAGATTTAGTTACCAATAATTTTTCAATTGAATATTGTCCACCAATCAATTTTTCAAGACTCTCATTTAGAAATTTTATTGATTTAGTAATACTCTTTTCTTTCATAATAATATTTACAATAGTTCCATATATGTCTTTTACTAATGGAGCATTGTCTCTGCGTTTTAGCACAATACCCATATACTTTAGTTTGCCTTTTTCTATATTTTCTTCATATAATATACCAACATAACGTTTCTTGGATAATAATATCCAAGGCCAAAATGTTTTTTCATATTCTAAATCGTGTGGTTTTTTAAGAAATTGACTTGCTAAATTTCCCGCCTTTTTTGCTAGTTCAATAGTATAAATAAGAGCTTGATTATTTATAATTTTTTCATCGCTAATTGGATTCCTCAAATTAAATTTGAAAAACACTGAATCTGTATCACCATATACACATTCTGCCTTTGCCTTTACAATTGTTCCATCGTCTAATGTTACTAACACATCATTATAACATTCTTCAATAATTGCCCTTCCATAAAATAATAATTTACGACCAATAGCTGTTGTTGATGCGGCAACGTCCCCTTCATAAAATGCACTTGTAATTGCTCCCATTTGGCCATATAAAGAGTTGGCTGTTACTTTAATACTTAGTTGTCGCTTATCCAAGACGTTTTTCATAAATTCATCTTTTTCTAATAATATCAATTTTCGCGTTGCTTTTCGTGCAGCTAACAACTCCTCTAAAATAGCGGGCATAATAGCTTTACCGTCTTTATCTGGAAATTGCGCAAACCTACAAATTTTATAACCAATAATCACTTTTTTCTCGGCTGCCTTTGGACTAGGTCGCATATATTTATATGTATCATATTTCACATCAATATATTTATAACCCAAATCATATAAGTTATCGTAGCAATAATCTCCATGCTCAGATTTTTCCCCTGTTTCTTTAATTAAATTATTGTCTAAATCATATTCTTTAGTCCATACTTTTGAGTCGTGTGACAAATTTTCAGAAATAATAGACGACGGATAAAGGGAACTATAGTCAACACAAGCGACTGGCTCTTCTAAGTATATTCCGGTTTTTGGTGTAAAAACGTGAGCACCTTCATAACCTCCGCCTGTTTTTTGTTTATTTACAACCGGCATAAGCGTATTTTTTTCTCCACATTTTTTAGAAACATAGCTTTGTAGTTTAATTCCTTGTCCACGCAATAGTAAATAGCTTAGTGGAACATCACATAAATTTGACATTTCTACTTTGTCAGTAATTACATCTACTTTTAATAATAACCAAATAACATTGTCGCAATCAGCAAGACAATATTTACCAACAGTCCATCGGTCATAATCAGAACCGTTAGCAAGCGCAAATATTTCTTGTGGCGACACGTCGTCTTTTGCTAATCCCCAGTTATATTTGTAATTGGTCAAATCCAGTTCTTCTAGACCCTCAATCACAAACCATTGTTCGTCTTTATTAATTTCAATAATTTCAAATTTTTGCCCTTTTTTATATAAATTATTACTGAACCCTTGTTCGTCAAACTTTATATAACTTCCCACACTAATACCTGTAAGATTTTTGCTATATATTTTGGTGCTATTATTTTCATTATTTAACGCAATTTTACTAATAGAGTCACTAATAAAATAGCTTGATGTAAAGTCTAACTTATTAGAACTTAATGTAAATTCTTTGCGAAAAATGACACACATATCTATAATAATGCGACCAGGCATTTTTATAAATTTTAAATTATATTCGCCACTTGCTAATACAATCTTATTTGTTTCAATGTCTTTATAATCTTTTTTTGAAAGGTCGCTAGTGCTAGCGCTAGCGCTAGTTTTAGCCAATTTATCTCTATATTCAGCACGCCAATCATTTGAAATACATATTTCATTTTTGTTTCGCGAAAGTTTGAGAAATTCATTAACACAATTTAGCTCTTTAGATCGCTTATACATAAATTCAAAATCAAACCCCGTAATATTATAACCCGTAATAATATGCGGATTTTCGCTATTAATTATTTTTGTAAATGTTAATAATACTTCTTTTTCAGTTGATCGCTCTAATACAATTACCTTGTTTTCTTGTGCCCATAATAAATATTTATCAGGAATTTTACAACCACCTTTAACAATAATAACACGCTTATATGGTTTAGATTCAGTATAATTAATAAAACTTAAACCAATAAATGTAATTATGTCACCTTCTAATGGTGGAAAATTAGTGTTGCTAAATGCTTCAACTAGCTTTACTAATTTTGTAGCATATTCACAGCTGTTGTCCTTAATTAATTCTATTAATGTGGCATCTTTTTTATAAGCTTTTATTTTAGGTTTGCGTTTGCTATACTTTACTGGACTTTCAGTTTCCCCATCATTAATGCCTTCTTGTTCTTCTTCATCGTCTTCATCTTCATTTTCAGATTCTGAGTCAGCGCCTTCTAAAACTTCATCACTGTTTAAAGTATTATTATACTTTGCTGGGCTATAGTTTGTTAATTTATCTAACGACACCAATAGTTCCTCTAATGTAATACCTGTTTTCTTAGGATATACTTTTTCAATATAACTTAACTTGTCTTGTGTTAAATCAAACGCACTTAAAATCTCGTGTTTTAAGTTATTAAAATCATAATTGAGTTTGAAATTTTCGGAACTCGAATTGTAATTTTCAAGTATATTTGTTGCTAATTTTTTATAATTTTTAATTGGAATAGGAAAATCACCATGACTACTACTAGCTTCAATATCAAAGCTACATATATTGTATTTTACTAATGTCTCTTTTTCTTTATAATCATAAATATCTTCGTAATCAATACTATATTCATAAGAGCAATTTGTTGTCTTATTAGCAATAGTTCGCACTTTATTTGAAGGAATTTTTATCCATCCACTTGGACTAATGTGTTTTTCATGAAAGAATTTTAATAGTGGCGGAATATCTGCCTCATATAAATAACAATGTGTTATTCCAATATCATCACTATATTTATAACCATCTTCTTTTAATGTTCTTTCAAATTGACCTGATTTACTTGTTTTATCATCGTAAAATATTTTTTTTAATTTATTATATGCTCCAGTATTAGTAAATGAAATTTTAATGAAATTGTGTAATTTCTTATTATCAAAACCATACAACTTGTGCCGTTTTACTAACATACATTCAACTATTGAGTCTTCATAATAATTACCAACCAATTGTTTCATATGTCCTAGAAATTCATTTTTACGTTGGTCATTCCAGTTTTCGCTAACCATGATGTAGAAAAATGGATAAAACTTTTCTATAAATATGGATGCTGTCTTATTTGATGAATTTATTCCAAATGCCTGAATAATAAATTGTTTATTATCTTTATAATGGTTTCCTTTACTATTTTCCTCTAACACATTGTAATCATAACATTTAAAACACTTATATGTTGTCATATTATTTAATAAACTATTTAATTGCTAGTCTTTAAATTTATAATAACTTTTCAATTTTTTATATAATTTTTTTATATAATTTTTTATATAATTTTTTATATAATTTTTTTATATAAATTTTTATATAATTTTTATATAATTTTTTATATAAATATAAATAAATGTCGACTGTTCCTAAACTAATTTTTATTGTCCCATATAGAGATCGCGAAAAACAAAAGCAACACTTTTCTATATATATGAAATATATTATGGAAGACTATAACAAAGATGACTATGAAATATATTATAGTCATCAAACTGATTCTAGAATGTTCAATCGCGGAGCAACAAAAAATATTGGTTTTCTGGTTATGAAAGAAAAATATCCAAATGATTATAAAAATATTACTTTTGTATTTAATGATGTTGATACATTACCTACAATTAAAAATATATTTGATTATGTAACATATCCAGGAACAGTGAAACATTTTTATGGTTTTACTTTTGCTTTAGGAGGAATAGTTTCAATAAATGGAGGTGATTTTGAAAAATGCAATGGGTTCCCAAATAATTGGGGATGGGGACTAGAAGACAATGCTTTAAACGATAGGGTTCTAGAACAATCATTAACTATTAACAGGGACCAATTTTGGCCTATTAATTCTAAGAACATTATTCATTTATACGACGACCCCACAAGACTAGTTAACACTAGAGAACCATTGGCTTATATTAATGGTAAATTGATTGATAATTTAAATAATATAAGTAATTTATATTATTCAATTGTTAATAATGTAAATCAAGACACCAATAAAATAAGTAATGTAAATGAAGACACCAATAAAATAAGTGCTATAAAACAAAATGAATATATTATAAATATACATAATTTTGAAACATTAATTCCTAGCACTAGTACTTATTATAAACAAAATATGTTAGAAAATACTACACTAAATGCATATAAAACTTCAACGTTAATAAGAAGAAATGTTAAACCACGCTGGTTACTAACTAAGACTTTTAACAAATGAAATAGGGTTTTTATTCAACACTAACTACTTTTGCCAAGTTGCGTGGTTTATCTGGATTTATATGCTTACCTAATGACACCTCATATGCTAGTTTTTGTAATGTTATTATGTATAAAATTTCATTATAATAGTCAAGATTTACTAATAATATAAATTTGTCTTCACTTAATTTTAAGTCATCTATAATATTTTGAGAGTTTGTTATAACAAATATGTTTGTTTCTCGAGCAATTATTTCATAATATGTTGATTTTAAAGTATTTAGATCCTTAGTATTATGTATATCTATTAATAATAGTGTTAAATTTGAACTAGTTAACAGCGCAAATGGTCCATGTTTTAATGAACTAGCACTAAAACCTTCACAATGGATATAACAAACTTCTTTGATTTTTAAAGCACCTTCACATGCAATTGGATATAATTTGTCTTTTCCTAATATAAATATACTTGTTACACAATTGTTAATAATAAAATCTTTTAATTTACCAATTTTATTCATAAAATTTATATCATATAATAGTTGTCTTACACTATTTGGAAGAATTCTAAGAGTGTCTATTTTATTATTATTACTATAATAATCATTATTTACAAACCACATACTAAGTAAGCTTAATATTATTAACATGCTTGTAAATGATTTTGTTGAAGCAACACTAATTTCTGTTCCGGCATTCATATATATTCCACAATCCACTTCGCGCGCTATTAATGAATCTACTTTATTTATTATACCCAAAGTTACGCATTTCTTGGCTTTACAAATTTTCAAACAATTATATAGATCCATGGTTTCACCTGATTGTGATAAAAATACGCACAACGACGTACAATGATTTTTAATATTAGGCAAAATATTTTCGTTAAACTCACACGCATTTACACTTTTAACGCATACAAATTGTTTTAGTTCATTTAAATATAGCTCTCCTATTAATGAAGCATTATAACTTGTGCCGCAACCAATTAAATAAATAAATTCTATATACTTTATAATATTACTTATGTTATCTAATCCTCCCAATTTGATAATATTATTATTAATACGACCACCATAATTATATGCTTTTTGTAGTGTTTCTGGTTGTTCCATTATTTCTTTTAACATCCAATGACTATAATTTCCTTTGTTTTCAACTATATTTTCATAACATACTTTTTTAATAGTATAATTAGATAAATCAATTAAATTAGATAAATTAGATGAATTAGATGAATTAGATAAATTAGATAAATCATCGATTTGAATTTGGTCTATATCTACAAGTGACCTCATATTATTTATTAAATTAGCATAACTACCATTACTTATTTTAATAATATTATTATCCTTCAACGGAATATATTCACTTATTAAGCCAGCAAAACCATTTGTTTCTGACGTACATATTATAAAATCGTTATTATAACCTAATAATAATGGAGACCCTTTTCTTGTCACATAATATGTGTCTAATTGTTTGGTATAAATAATTACAAGAGCCCACGTTCCTTCTAATTGACTTAGCATTTTTTTTATTGCTTCTTCAATATTACATTCCATAACTATAATATAATATTCTATTAAATTAGCAATAACTTCGCTATCTGTATCGCTGTAAAAATTATAATTCTTAGATTGTAAAAACTCTTTAATTTCCATAAAATTATTTATTATACCATTATGAACTAGTATAATTTGATTGTGTTGTGATATATGTGGATGCGCATTAGCATCCGTCTTTCCACCATGAGTAGCCCATCTTGTATGACCTAGTGCTATTCTAGAAAACAGTTTTTGCTTGTATACTTGTTGCTGTTGTAAGTCATTTGTTTCGTATAATGATTGTACTAAATCAAAACAATCATATTTTGGTGTTGATGCTTTTTTTATTACTTCAAACTTGCTTGTCAAGTCATTATAATAACATATTCCAATTGAGTCATAGCCTCTATTTTGTATTAATTCTAAACTATTAAAAATATGTTTTAATGAATTTTTTGTTTTTTTGGAATATATAAACGTTATTCCGCACATAACATAATATAAATATAAAAATTTTTATGTTTATATTATAAATTGTAGATGTTATAAATATTAGATGTTATAAAGACTACAAATAATAACCTTTTCCTGGTTTAAATATTTTAAAACGAGGCGTATAAGGAACTATGTTAACATAATTAACTTGTGTTGGTAAAGGGGTCTTATTACTTATGCTTTCTCTTAAATCTTCTATACATTGTTGAGATAGTCTATTGCGCCTATTTGACCTAACTAAATTAGCATAATTTTGCTTTGCTAATTTATTGGTTGTAAAAGTTCGATTATCTTTTGCAGAACTATGTTTATTTGCGTTAATTTTATTTTTAATTATCTCTTCTGTGCTATTCTTACATTGTTCATCTATTTGGTATTGGTTAATAAACCCACGTCCAATAATAGCATTTTCATCATATGCTTTAATTGATAATAGCTTTGGAATATTATTTAATCCAATAAGCCCTTGTATCATTTTTCTTGATAAATTACTACCATTTTTCTCTGGAATAATTATACTGTTTAATGTTGAAGTGCTTGCTCCTGGTAAAAGCTCAATTGCCTTAGATATTGTATCAACATTACTTGGATCTCTAATAATTTCAATATTATTATTTGGATATCTATAAAGGGGATTTGGATCTGTTTCTGGATTATGATATATATATATACATTCTATGTCTTTAAAATCGCGTTGTGGTGTTGTATAAATTAAACTCTCAAAGCTTATAGAATTAGTATTTATTAAGTTGTTATTATTAAGAATATCGAAAGTAAAAAATATATTAAAATAGACATCATAGGTAAATCTTACATCTAAAAGCACTGGTTTAAGTAGACTATAATATGAATTTTCAATAGTTATTTGAGTTTCATTTATAGAATTTAAATTGTTAGGTTTTGTTATACTTACTATATCAAAACTAATTGTATTGGTGCTATAAGTGCTATTAGTAGTGAAGTAATTAATATTTGGTTTTATAATGCTACCATATTCATCAGTGAATGCAAGATTATTAAACTCATTATAATAAGTTTGTAAGTTGCTAGTATCAAATAAATTAGTAAAATTAATAGTAAATATTTTATTAATACTGGTAAAAATATTATATATACTAATATTCTTCAAAAGTATATTTGCTACTAACTCAATATCATATAAATACTCAGTATCAATATATTGTTGAAGGCTATCATATTTTTTTTTGATATTAAGTGGATTATAAATAGAGTTAATATTAATATTTTCTACAAAGTTTATTTTACGTGAATCATATGGAAAATTAATGTGTTTATATATATCACTTTGAACAAGACCTGTTCTAAAATTCCCCAAAGATAAATAAATAATATATGTGTTCTCTTTTTTTGTAGTAAAATTAATAGGCTTTGATGGTGTTGACACTTGTACGTTTGAAAAATGTATATCAGAGTTAGCATCAAATAATATTTGGCTTTTTGTGTTTTTTACTAATACAAAATTATTTGTTTTGATCAAAAAGGTCTCAAAACTTATTGTCAGCATAGTACCAGGCTTATTTACATAACTCAAGTCAATTTCATAGACTATACTATTATTATTAATAGTGTCCTTTTTATATATATTATTATATATACTAAAAAACAAAGGGCTAGTGATTTGTGTTAATGATGTTATATCAGAAATATCACTAAATCTAGTAAAAGTATTGAGACTAGTATCTCTATATAAATTACTAGAGGCATCAGATGGTGTTATAGTTTTAATTTTACATATTAAACCATTATAACATATATCAGACTCTGCTCCTGTGGTAAAAAAATTACTACTAAAATCTTTTGATATATAGTCTTTTATATTTAGTTTATAATAATTAGAATTAGGATTAATAACACTATTAGTCTGAATATTAAAATAATAATTTAAATTAAAAAATTTTCTTACATTAGTAGTTGTGATGTTTTCTACTAAATAATTATTTTCTTGTATATAATTATTGCTTATATCAGTATTTTTAATAAATAATATTTTACCAAATTTGTTGTTATCAGTAAAAATGAATTTTATGTTATTTTTAATATTATTTAATGTTAAAAAACAATTACTTACTGAAGGGGAAGTGTTAAGAGCAGTATTGTAGTTTAATATTATTATATTAGTATAGTTAGATAAACTAGACAAAAAAGAATGTGTATTATTAGTATAGTTAGGATTTGTGACTTTTGTTCTTATTAAAATTTTTGCTCCATCACTAACATTGTCTATTTTATTTTGTGTCAAAATAATATAGTTGAGAAGGGAGTTTGGGTTGAAGTTAAGCGCCATATAATTAGAAATAACATTATAATATTTATAACATTATAATATTTATAACATTATAATATTATAATATTATAATATTTATAAATTTATGATATTTATAAATTTATGATATTATATCAGTATTATTAAAATACCAATTTGTTGATAAATAATCTGCTTTTGTATCGCTAAGCTTACTTTCTTTGCTTGATTTAAGATTTGGACCTTTATACATTATTGAATTTATTTCGAAAGTTCCTATAGCATAATTATAATATTTTAAATTAGAAATAGCACCATCAAATCCTCCATTATAATTAACATATAAATTATCATAGTTTTGTTTAATAATATTTGATAATTTATGACGTTTTGTTAAATTACCATTTATGTAAATATCAACTACATTTTGCGCTGTAGTTCTAATTACTACACATACCCATTTTTTTATAGGAATACCATCTACATATATGTCATCATAATATGTATTATTATTATTTTCATTATTATGAAAAACATTTACTCTAACTAACATTCCTAAAAGGGGGAACTTATCTAACAAATTATCGCTAATATTTTTTTTACCATTATATAAATATACGCCCGGACAATTGTTTGGACCAAATATTCCTGTTCCTCCTTCCCCTTGTGAATTTGGTGAAGATCCTTTATTGAAAACGTGTTTAAAGTCAATTGTTTCTTTATAATCTGTATCATTAACATGTATCCAAAATGCGTAAGAAAATTCTATTCCTTCATATTCGTTAATACTGCGCAAAATAGGAATTGATGCTTTTTCGCCTAAAGACTGTGTAATAGTTACTCCTTCTGTTCCATCTTTTAATCCATATATTAAAAATGGTGTTTCCGATGGTGAAAAAAAGTAATATAATAATTTACTTCCAACATAAAATAATAAAGAAAAAATAATTATTATTGCTAATAAAAATGTAATTTTTGCTATCATTGTATTTGATGATAAAAAATCATTTGCCGATTTTAATCTTGATTCGGCAGTATATGGAATAGCTGCATTAATATTTTTTGAAATATTAGTAAATATACTTTCTGGAGGATTCATAATATTAATATATAATATTATATAAATTATATAAATTATATTTCAAAACTGCCTTTTTCTGTATTATACTCTAAAAAGCTTACTTTTAATCTATATTTATTAAATAATGATTTTGCTAATGATTTATCAATGCCTTCTTTATAAATATTGTATGCTTCTTGTGGATTTATAGAATCATTTTCATATCGAATTCGCGTAATAAAGCCTTCGAAGCCACTGTTAAGACCTTCATTATTTGCTGCGCCTGTGCCTTGAGCCATATTTCCTATATATATATTTTTTTTCTCACTTGTGCTATAAAAATTATTATATAATCCATGCATTATAAATGAATTTCGTAACTTTCCATCTAAATATACATCTAATGTTCTTGTGTCAACACTTAATGTTAAATTATTCCATTTTTGAACTGATATATTTGGTATTTTATATCTTGTGTAATTTCTTCTATTAACTAAAGCACTTCTTGCTCTACCCAATGAATTATTATCTAAATATGTTTCAATATCAATTAATAAATTGTTTTCATATTTATCTAAAGCAATATTTATATTTTTAGGTTTAATTTGGTTTAAACTAATATCTTTTTCAACTTTAGTGCTTAGTCCACTTAACATTGAAGCTAGTTCTGGTAATGTTGGTGCTTTTGAATCAACAGCCATATATAAGACATTTTTTTCGTTTGATATATTATTGCCCCAATTATCTATGTAAAACCATACACTTAATGTAAAATTTGATGAGCTATTTTCTGGAATATCTTTTGCCATTATTACATTAGTATTTGATACAAACAATGAACCTACTGTACTTTGTAGTTCTACTGGTGCGGCAGCATCACACATAACATCATAAATTATATTTGTTTTGAAAAATAGATTGCGAAGGCCCCATATTACCACAATAATCAAGATTATTACAATAATAATATTAAATATGCCCATATTATAATATTAAAATATTAAAATATTATAAATCTTAAATATAAAATCTTAAATGTAAAATCTTAAATGTAAAATCTTAAATGTAAAATCTTAAATGTAAAATCTTAAATGTAAAATCTTAAATGTAAAATCTTATTTGTTATTTGTTAAATTATATAATAACTCAATTGTTAGTGGACTTGTTATTTCACTATAATAGTTTATTTCTTTAATACTTCCATGTATTCCTTCATTTTCTCCTATTGTTACTTTATCGCCTTTAAAATATGGGGTTATATTTTTTTTTGTACCGACTAATTTACCATCTATAAAAACATCTATATTATTATTGGAATAATTAATAACAAAAAACAACCATTTTTGATGTTTTATATGTTTTCCTTCATATATAGTATCTAACTGGTCTCCTTTATTATTAAGTGTTCTAGATCTAACAATGATGGATTGTGATTTTCCATTATAATATATTACTGGTTTATAAGCATAATTAAATATTTCAGTATCTTTATTATAAGCTATTGATGTATTTGTAGGTTGTGGATTTATATAAACATAAAAACTTATACTATATGTATAATTGTATGGAAATTTGTTTATAGCTTTGGGTGGATCATAAAAACTTGTTTTTATATTATATATTCCATTATAATCATTTTTCAATAATTTAAAATTATAACCTTTTGTGTCGCTTATATTGTCTTTTGTTTGGTTAGTTATATCTTTAGATTCTGGAGCTATTTCTGTTAAACTATCAAGTGCTTTAAATAATGTATTTTCTTGCTTATTTAAATTTAATCTAGTTAATAACGCATCTATAGGATTTGTTATAATAGGATTGCTTGTGCTATCAGTTTTAGGTATTGGAATATCAATAGTAGAATTAACATTTTTGTTAAGATTTTGATATATACCAATAACCTTTTTTTCATTTAAATAATAAGGGTCTGTTCCTTTTAATAGGCTGCTTTTGTTAAGTGTTCTAAAATATTTAAATAAGAATGGCAATACAAATAGCAGTGTTATTAGTAGTAATAGTATAAAAAGTAATAAATATACGGGACTGGGTGTTAGTTTAATATCTTTATTGATTTCATCAATAACAATTAATAACAAACAAGGTATAAAGAATATAGTTTTTTTGATAATACAAATGTAATCATAAATAAAGAGAGACTTACTTGTATCACTGTATTCACAAGAGTCATCTGAACCGTGTGTTTTTATTGAAAATAGTGCGGCAAAAATTGCTAATACAACAATTACAATTGTTAGGCTTATTATTGATTGTGTAATACTAAACGAATTAGTATTTTTTTGTGAATATAGCACATAGTTGATTATGTATATAATACTTATTAGTATAAATAATAATAGCCCAATATACAAGAATAAAATTCTTAATGGTTTTAAATATGTGGTTTGAATTTTTATAGTATCTATATTATAACTAATAGCATCGTAACCTGATGAAGTTAACTCCTTATCACCGTTATCCCTAACTATTGCAAGTCTCTCATTTGGATTAATCTTATTATTATTATTATTTCTAAATACTAGAAACATAAAATAAAGGACTCCAACGCCTAACAATACTATTGCTCCTAATATTTCATAAGGTGTATTTTTTATTCCAAATGTATTGTAATAACTATTTAAATAATATACTAGACCAAATACTAGTAAAATGACTAACCCGTTAATGTATCTATAGTAAAAATATTCATAGTCGGAAGAGTCTGTTTTTTTGAATTTTATTCCATTAATTAACACATCTGTTGAAATACTTATACTATTTTTTAAGAAATTTACTGTTTTATCTGAATATTCACTAATTTTATTAAAACCAGTTTTTAATAATTGTGTCATTATTAGATAATATTAATAATATAAATTAATAAATTTATATTATTCACTGTTATAAATTTGTTACATAAAGTTTGTATACCAACTGTTACAAATTTTCATATGCTGTTTTTTTTCCATGACAATCTCTACACAAAGCTACTAAATTGTCAATAGCATTAGATCCTCCATATTCTAGTTTCATAACATGGTCTACTTCAAACCATGCCGGCAACTGTTTTTGGCAACTTTTACAATGCCAATTTTGTGAAGCCGCTACAAACTTCTTTTTGGTTTCACTTACACTTCTTTTTGTTGAAGTATTTCCAGATTGTAATATTTTTTGTTGCTGCTTTGTCATATTATTATAATTCGCATTTATTGACTTTTGTAAATGTTGAGACTCTCTATAGTTTGTTCCAGCACTAAAATTATAATTGTTATTTAATTCATTACTTATTGATTTAGATGTAAAATCAATAATTGGAGTTATAATACTAGCTGTGTTTCTATCTATTGGTAAATATTTAATGTAACCATTTGTATTAACTACAAAATCTTTATAGTTTGCGGGATTTTTCTTTATAAATAAATATATACATAGTCCAACAAAAGCGATTAGTCCCATTTTATAATATTTTTCATAATTTTTAAGTTTAGCTAGTAATTTACCTTCAAAGTATGTATTAAGCAATACAAAACCTGTTATAGTTAATATGAGCAATTCAAATTTCATATTTATTATTAATAATTATAATAATATATTAATTATAGTAAATATAATAAATATATTATTATAATTATACTTTAAAAATTTATGATGAAAAATTTATTATGAAAAAACTATTATTTAAAGTTAATAGTGAGTCCAATTATTACTAATACTAACACCACGACTAAGCTCCCAAAAATGTATTTTTGCTTATTTCTGCTTTCTTCATATTTTTTTAGCTCCTTAATTTTATAGTTTTCATAATATTTATTCATTGCGTCATAATAAGTTATTTCTGGTTTCCCTAAATAAATATTTATTTTATTATGTATAAAATGCACCCATTTTACAAATGACTCACGAGAGTCTAAATATGGTGTAACAGGATAAGCATCTAAAAATTTACTAAATACATTACCGATGTCACTAATTGGTAAAAATAATGGTAAATTTGTTATAAAGTCATAATATTTCTTTTTTGTTGAATCATTGCTATTGTTAGGATAACTTAAGGCAATTGTATATAAAACAAACCAATAATGTGGTCCCCATATTATTGGATTTAATACATTATTATTTGACATATTATTATTTGACATAACTTATAAATAACATTAATAAAACTATTGCGTGTTTTTACCATAAAACCTATTAAATGTGTATTTTAAATAAATATAAAACAATAACACGTTAATAGATTAACTTACTATTTACGCTAATTATGAGTATTAAGAAGCAAGTATTTTGCAACAACTGTGGCAAATTAGGACATTTATTTCATAATTGTCGTGTTCCTATAACAAGTATTGGAATTATTCCATTACGAATAGTTAAAAAGTTGAATCTTGATTTACAAGTTATTGAAAATGTTATTGAACTATTAATAATAAAGCGAAAAGACAGCTTGGCCTTTATAGATTTTATGAGAGGTAAATATATTATGGAAGACAAAAATTATATTTTAAATTTATTAAATAATATGAGCATAAATGAGAGAAGTTATTTGCTAGACAATGATTTTGACACAATATGGAGTTATTTATGGAATTATAATACAAATAATTTATACAGAAATGAAGAAAAGTTGTCAAAAATAAAATTCAACAAATTAAAATTTGGCTTTACAAATATTTTAGAAAGTTACAATTTAAAAGATTTGGTAGATTTATGTGATAAAAAGTATAGCGAACCTGAATGGGGATTTCCAAAAGGCCGCCGCAATTATCACGAAAAAGATATTGTGTGTGGACTACGAGAATTTGAAGAAGAAACAGGATATAAAAAAAGTGATATTGAAATTTTTAATAATATTGTTCCATTTGAAGAAATTTTTACAGGATCAAATTATAAATCCTATAAACACAAATATTTTATTGGTATTATTAGTAATAATACTATTCCATTAGCTAACTTTCAAATTTACGAAATTAGCGAAATAAAGTGGGTTCCTATTGATGACGTACATAGTTATATTAGAGATTATAACTATGAAAAAACAAATATAATAAATGATTTAAATAAATTATTAAAAACATATAGATTATATATATAATATGAATGTCCCTGAAGAAGCAGAACCTAATAAAGACGTTATTAATGATTTACAAGAAGAAGAATCAATAGAACCAATGGAAGAACCAATAGAAGAGCCAATAGAACCAATAGAACCAATAGAAGAGCCAGAACCAATAAAAGAGGCAGAACCAATAGAAGAGGCAGAGTCAATAGAAGAGCCAGAGCCAATAGAAGAGCCAGAGCCAATAGAAGAGCCAGAATCAGAAGATGAGGAATCAGAAGATGAGGAATCAGAAGACGAAGAAATGGATGAAGGAGCTGGTAAAAAGGAAGAAGAAGACACAGACGAAGACTTGGACGACGAAGACTTAGATGACGAAGACTTAGACGACGAAGACTTAGACGACGAAGACTTAGACGACGAAGACTTGGAAGACGAAGACTTAGACGACGAAGACTTAGACGACGAAGACTTAGACGACGAAGACTTAGACGACGAAGACTTGGAAGACGAAGACTTGGATGAAGAAGATGAAGACTTAAGTAGTTATAATAGACAACCTTATAGGAAAACGAAAACCAATAATTTAAAATTGGCGCAAATGTTTCAAGAAAATATGAATAAATTAAGCTTAGATAAAAGTGAATTAGTAGAGCTAGAACAAAATGTTAAAACCAAGAATGATACAAAATATTTTTTAAACGCAATTGAGTTATTAAATATGAAAGAATTAAATGATTCTTTTGATAAAAATTATAAATTCTTATATCCACATTTAGATGATGAATTTTTCAATATAAAAATAGCATATAAAAAAGAATTTGCCGAAAATAAATTACAAGTAAATTTAGATTCTGATTTTGAAAAATTAAGCAATGAAATATGCGATAAGGATTTTGAGCTAGCGCCATATCAAAAATTCATAAAGAATTTTTTATCATCAAATACACCATATAATGGCTTGTTACTTTATCATGGACTAGGCACGGGCAAAACTTGTTCAGCAATAGGTGTTGCGGAAGAAACAAGAAAATATTTAAAATATATGGGTTATAATGAACGAATTATAATAGTAGCCTCTCCAAACGTCCAAGAAAATTTCTATTTACAGTTATTTGATGAACGAAAACTAGAATATAAAAATAGTAACTGGACTATTAATAATTGTGCTGGTCAAAGCATATTGGATGAGATTAATAGCACGCATAAAAATTTAACACACGAGAAAGTAGTAAAAATTATGACAAACATAATAAATAATTATTATTTATTTATGGGCTATACGCAGTTTGCAAATCTAATAATAAAGAAATCTAATCCTTCAAATCCTTCAAATCCTTCAAATCCTTCAAATCCTAGTACTACATTAGATAACACACAAAAAAAGAAGATGGCAGAACGATTACAGAAATTCTTTGACAATAGATTAATAATAATTGATGAATTTCATAATATAAGGCAATCTAAAGACAATACTAACAAGCTGGTTTCAAACGAATTGCTCAAGCTTGTTAAAAATGTTAATAATTTAAAATTATTATTTCTATCAGCAACACCTATGTTTAATGATTATAAAGAAATTATATTTTTGATAAATATATTAAATATGAATGATCGGCGTAGCATTGTAGATATTAAAGATATATTTAATAGTGATGGTTCTTTTTTAGTTAATAGCAAAGGCGAAGAAGTCGGATTACAATTATTTAAGCGAAAAATAAATGGATATGTTAGTTATGTTAAAGGGGATAATCCTTTAAGTTTTCCTTTTAGAATTTTACCAAATGATTTTTCTCCATCTAATAGTATAAAAACAAAGACTTATCCGCAATTTAAAATTAACGCTAGTCCATTAACACAATCAATAGAACTATTTGATATATATATAAATGAAGGCATCTCTCCATATCAAGAATTTGTATATAATATTATACTAAAAAATAATATGTCAAAATTTGATGAAGACAAACTAAATAATATGGACTCCTTTGGTTATACATTATTACAGAAACCATTAGAAGCATTAAATATTGTATTTCCAAATAGCAAATTAGAATCGTATTTTGAAGAAAAATTGGCTTATAATGAGCATAACATTACACAACTATTAGAAACACTTAACTTAGAAGAAATAAATACTTTGTTTCCTATTAAAGAGGTCGTTGGTAAAGCAGGCATTAATAATCTTATGAGCTACCAAGAAAGTTATGCGCCCAAATCAAGGTACAACTATAGTTATAGAGCTAGCTCTAGTCCCAACATTTTTGATATTAATAACATTGGTAAATATAGTTACAAAATTAAATCAATAATAGACTCTATTATACATAGCAATGGGCCTATTATTGTATATTCACAATTTATTGATGCTGGATTGATTCCAATTGCCTTAACATTGGAGTCTATTGGATTTACAAGATATGGAACTAATAAGTCACTTTTTTTAACACCTCAAAGCGAAGAATTAGATGTAGTTAGTTATAAGAAAAAGTCTGAATTAGGCATTGGATCAAAATTTCATGGTGCCAAATATATTATTATTAGTGGTAATGAGAATTTATCCCCTGATGTTGTTGGTGATTTAAAGGCAGCAACAGACTCAAATAATAGTGATGGTAAAAATGTTAAGGTTATTCTACTTTCAGCTGCGGGAAGTGAAGGTATTGACTTAAAATTTATTAGGCAAGTTCATATTTTAGAACCTTGGTTTAATATAAATAGAATAGAGCAAATTATTGGACGAGCAATAAGAACGTGTAGTCATAAAAATATGCCGTTAAAGGAACGAAACGTGCAAATATTTATGCATGGTACATTATTGCATAATAATAATGAGTCGGTTGATTTACTAATTTATAGAAAAGCAGAAGCAAAAGCAAAAGTTATTGGTGCTATTAGCCGAATATTAAAAGAACATTCTATTGATTGTATGCTAAATTATGAACAACAAAAATTTGATGAAAAACTACTTAATAAAAAAATAACACTAACACTTTCAAATAATGCTTCAATTAGTTATAGCATTGGTGATAAATCATATAGTCCATTATGTGATTATATGGCTGAATGTAGTTATAAATGTAAGCCAGAATTAGAAGACTATAAAACAAAAATGGGATTAACAGGA